AGAGTAGATTGACAAAAGAAAATGCTAAGATAGATGTAAGATTAACTTATGACAAAGGTTTAGAAAAACATTATGGGTTATTAGACCTTGCAATCAAACATGGTATATTTAAATCAGTATCAACAAGAATAGAATTACCAGACGGATCAAAACAATATGCGAAAACTATCAATAATGAACCTGATAAATTCTATACTAAAGAGGTTCTCAATAAAATTGACGAAGGTGCCAAAAAAGAGTTCCTCTATGGCGCAGAATAAAACAGAATACGCTTTTGTACAGAGAGAGGTTGATGACTTCTCATGTATAAAGATCACAAAAGGACCATACGAAGGTGTTATATATACCTATGGTCAAGTTAAGTTTGCAGAAAAAGAAGTTGCAGGACGATTACCTTTAAAATTTACTTATAATGTACAAAGAAATATAAATGATGTAGATACCGAAAGTGAAGAATTTAGACAAGCCATAGGCGATATATTAATAGAAGTAATGGAAAAACAATTAAAGGAAGGCAAACTTAACATAAATGAACAGACTCGAAACAACAATACTAACTAATTTAATTCACAACGAAAACTTTAGTAGAAAAGTTTTACCTTTCCTAAAAACAGATTACTTTTCAGCAAACGAAGAAGTAACCATATTCAAACTTATAGAGAGTTATATAATTAAATATAACAATCTACCATCTAAAGAGGCAATCAGTATTGAATTGTCTAATCTAAAAAATATTACTGAAGATGAATTTAAGATTGCAAAAAGAGTATTAGAGACTTTAAAACCTGATGAAAAAACAGATATAGAATGGTTAACAGATACAACAGAGAAATGGTGTAAAGATCGTGCTGTACATAATGCTGTTCTATCAGGTATCAAAATATTAGATGGCAAAGATAAAAAACATACACCAGAGGCAATACCATCTATATTATCAGATGCTCTTGCTGTTTCGTTTGATACTCATATAGGGCATGATTATCTAAATCAAACCGATGAACGATACGATTACTATCACAAAGAAGAAGAAAGATTAAAATTTGATCTATCATATTTCAATAGAATAACAAAAGGTGGTATACCACCTAAGACTTTAAATGTTGCACTTGCAGGCACTGGTGTTGGTAAATCTTTGTTTATGTGTCATGTGGCTGCATCTATGATTATGCAAGGCAGAAATGTATTGTATATTACTTTAGAAATGGCAGAGGAAAGAATTGCAGAAAGAATAGATGCTAACTTATTAGATGTAACCATTGATGAGTTATATGAAATGCCTAAACAATATTATGATACAAAGATTGCTAAACTAAAAAAGAAAGCACATGGTCAATTAATTATTAAAGAATATCCTACTGCCTCTGCTCACACAGGTCATTTCAAAGGACTTATTGATGAACTTGCATTAAAGAAAAGTTTTAAACCAGATATTGTATTCATAGATTATTTAAATATATGTTCGTCTAGTAGATTTAAAGGTGGTAATATATCATCTTATTTTTATGTCAAGGCAATCGCCGAAGAATTAAGAGGTCTTGCTGTTAGATATAATTTACCTATCATATCTGCTACACAAACAACTAGAACTGGTTATATGTCAAGTGATGTTGGTTTAGAAGATACTTCAGAAAGTTTTGGTCTTCCTGCAACTGCTGACTTCATGTTCGCTCTTATATCTAATGAAGATTTAGAAGAATTAAATCAAATGAAAGTTAAACAATTAAAAAATAGATACAATGATCCTGCTGTAAATAGATCATTTATTATTGGTGTTGATAGAAGTAAAATGAGATTATATGATGTAGAACAATCAGCACAAAATTTAACAGATGGTAACCAAGAGAGCGAAGAACAACTTAATCAACCTGCAGGACCTAGACCTGCCGAAGGCATTTACGATAAGTTTTCTGATTTTAAAGTATGAACAAAATAGAATTGTTTAGTACACCTATAATCTATATTGAAAATTTTTTAGATGATAATGTAAGAAAAAGCATTGTCAAACATATAAAAGATAATTCAAATGTTTTTAATAATTTAGGTAATGTAGAGGGTGTAGGATATGGCAACTTTAAAATATCACATTATAAAAATGACAAGTTTAAATTTAAAGATGGTGATTACATAGTAGATTATTTTACAAACAACATACCCGAGTGTAAAAATTTTAAACAAGATATACAAAACATAATAGATAAAACTTCAGTAGAATTAGGATTTACAAATTTAAAAGTAGATAACTCATGGATTACAATTATGGATAAAGATAGTAGTCTAATGAAACATGATCATATACCTTCTAAATTAAGTGGTGTGATATACTTAAATATAGATGATTCAAGCAGTGATATATACTTTTATAATCCAAACGATAAAATAAAATTATACAAGTTTGATAGTATTGACAAAAATAATTGCATAAATTTTAATTTCAAACCTAAGAATAATGATTTAATAATATTCCCATCGTGGATAGAACATGACTCTAGTTATAAAGTAAACCAAACAACGAATAGGATAGCATTAAGTTTTAACTCATTATGAAAAAAAGAACAAAGAGAATAAATAAAGGTGTATATTATAAGTCTGCTATGGTTAAAAAAGATGGCAAAATAATATGGCGAGCAGTTGAGATGCCTAGAGGACTTGTTTTAAAAGAATCTTTTTTTGAAGAAGATGTAAAAAAGATTGTTAAGTTTCAAAATAAAAATAAAACATTTGGTAAGTTTGGTTTCCCAAGTTGTTTTGATAGAAGAAGTGATGAAGAAATATCAAATAGTAAGAAATGATTTCTCAATAGAAAGAAAAGAACCTATTTTTGAGTTTCAACTTGATGAACCAGAAATGGATAAACTTATCATAGAAGAAATAGATAAAGTAGGTGATCAACAAGGACATAGAACAAACGCACAATGTCTAATGACATATTGGCAGATGTGGGAATATCCTGGTTTTAAAAGATTTGCTAAAATGTTTTTAGATGCTTGCGATGCTGTTTCTCGTATGCAATTTGATATACGACACAAATATCAATTTGTACTAAAGAATCTATGGGGTTTAAAATATACCTCAGGTCAAATAACTAAACCACATGATCACTGGCCTGCTGTATATTCATGTTCTTATTATATCACAGCACCCGAAGGTGCACCAGGTTTATACTTTCCTGAAATAAAAACAAAAGAAGGTTTTGGCGTAGAGAAAAAAATCAAACCAGGAATGTTATTGATTTTTCCTAGTATGTTAAGACACGAAGTTAGAGAACAACCTTTTGAGGGTTATAGATATACCGTTTCTAGTAATGCCTATGTAGATTACAAAAGTTAGATCGCATAATACATAAATAGTTGCATGGCAAAAGCAATATTTAATAAAGGCACCAGTAAAGAAACATCCGTTGAAGCAGCAGAATTTACTGCTATGCAGGAGAAAGCAACTGCTTTTATATTCAAACGAACATATGTAAATAAGAAAAGATTTACGTCAGCAATAGATATTGTAAAAGATAAAGACACCGTTAAGGGTCTAAGAAAAATATTTGTTAAAGGTAAAACAGATTTATTTAATTACAAACTTCCTTTTACACAAAAAATAGAACAAAACTGGTTCGAAACTTTTTATAAACAACACAGAAAAATACTACAAGAATATCCTAACGCAAAATTTACTATCTTTGATAGAGACGATAAAAATGGTTTTATGTTGTGGTTTCAAAATCTAATAAAAACGTATTTCGGCATATCAAATAAAGATACGTATAATCCTGCTGATATATGGTTAATAGATAAAAAAGAAGTTAATAGAAAAACTATAACTAAAAATTTAGGTCCTAAAGGTACAGCAGAAATTGAAGAACTTAATTTTATAATGAGACAATTATATAAAGAGAAAAAAGTAATGGGTCTTTCTTTAAAATTAGTTTCAGGACAAGAAGCAAAATATGAACAAGTAAACCTTGATGAAAAATTTTTTAAAGCAATTGAAACAGGTAAATCTCAATATAATTATAAATTACACGATATAAGATTTAATTGTGCTATCAAAGGGTCAGGAAAAGCAACATTAAATGATACACAGGACATAGTGTTTAATATGCGATTTAATGGTAAACCAGTTGCATCATTTCAAATCAAAGGAAACGCTACAAGAAGATTCTCAAATTTAAAAATAGAACCTAAAGCACAAGGTGCTGGGTCTGTGTTAGGTAAGGCACCTGTAGGTCTAGTTGCAGAATTGACTAAACAGAGACCATATATAAGTGCATTGACAAGTCCTAAAGTATATAAATTTGGTGTAGAAGGTCCATTTGATAATAATCGTGCTAACTTTCCTATGAGTGCAAAACAATTAAAAGACAATGAAAAAGAATTTAAGAAATACTTTAATACCTTAAAAAAAAGACCATATGGTATAGCTGTTGATTTTGCTGGTGTCACTACTGCCGATCAGTTTATTGATAACATGATGAAAGCTTTTAATGGTCCTAAACCATTTATCACTACTCATAAATTAATGTGTTTAAAATTTGCTCATATGGTTCTTTCGTTAAAAGATGAAGCAATGATACATGAATATATGACAGATTTAATCTTTCTAGCGATGAAAGCAGGGCGTAAAGTTTTTCCTTTTGGGCCGTTCGGTAAACTATCTTAATGAAGTTTAAAAAACCCTCAACAGATTCTATCATAGATATGTCAGTAGATTTATTTCTAATTCTATGGGATGTATTGTCTAGTCCTATTCTAATAGTAATGAGAATAATGAGACATATTTTTAAAAAGGCATTTTCAGGCAGACTAAAACGAGTAATTAAGTGGTTTGTACATAAGGTCCTACGAATCAAGTAATCTAATCTTATAAATATTGTCGTAAGTAGTGAATTTTATTGATGGATTTGATTGGAATTTTTATTGACAATGGCCTTGATTTTTGATATAATGGATATAGTGGGAGACAAATGTATAGTTTTAAACAATATCTAAATGAATCTAAAAATACACATTTAGAACATTTAGAAGATAACATAATCAATAACGGCTACTCAGGTGGCTTAGAAGCAATAGAGTTTCTTAAATCATTAAGAAATATGCTTTTAGGTTCATCTCGTAGAAAAGTTAATTTATCAGTAAAATGGGATGGTGCGCCAGCTGTATTCTGTGGTATCAATCCTGAAAACGGCAAATTTTTTGTCGGATCAAAATCTGTCTTTAACGTAAATCCTAAAATCAATTACACACAATCAGACATAAGAAAAAATCACGCAGGTGGTTTAGCAGATAAACTATCTGTATGTTTAAAAGAATTACCAAAATTAAATATCAAAGGTGTTGTTCAAGGCGACTTATTATATACACCTAAAGATATTGAAAAAGTAAGTATTAGAGGTGAAGACTCAATTCT